GATTTAACATCATACTGATTTTTATTCTCTCTAGCAATCATTAAATCTTTTTCTTTAAGTTCTCTTTGTAGATTCATTTCTTCTCTTTTCAGATTATTTTTCTGATTTTGATTTTCTCTATTAAGATTAACTTTTTCTTGTTGTATGTTTATAGTATCTTGATACTGTTCACTCTTTTTAAGTTTTTCTAAATTATCTACAAAGTCTGATTGCATGTTCTGATTTAAATCTTGCATAGCTCCATATCCAGATGCTCTAATCTCTGCAACCATAAGATCTTTTCTACGTTCTTTCTCTGCTTCACGTTCTTTAGAATCAATCTCCATTGCTTTTTGTTTTTCTGCACTTTCAGCTTGAGTTTGAGCCATTTTTTCTTGATGAGCTCTTTCCTCTTGAGCTTTTTGCTGAGCTTTATTCTCAATACCTTTAAGAGTGCTTGTAAGAGTACCAACTGAATCAGCTTGCATAATCTCACCTAAATCATAAATAGATGCACCAGAAGTATTATTACTAGCAGCCAGGTTTTTCATTTTTTCTAGTATATCCCTATGATTAGCTTTAGTAGTACAGTATACATTAAATTCTTTAAGCATTAAATCTGTACCATTTATCTCAAAATTCATTCTTTCATCTAATGAAGTCATATGTTGTAATCTTACAGAAGGTTTATTAGAATGATACCATTGTGCAAGATCTGTACGCATTTCATGAACTCTTGGCATTAAATGATCTGAATGTTCTACAAATTGCATTTCTGTTTGAGCATAAGAACCAGAAACAGCTTGTTCAACTCCTGTTGCTGTAGTTGTTTGACCTAATTGTTGACCCATTCTTTGAGGATTTACACCAACAACTTCATATGCCTGTTGTTTAAAAAATTGAGCTAATTGTATTCTAGACATTAGTCTACCTGTTTGTGATAAATCTAATTGTTGAAAATGCTGAAAGTTAAGTGCATTTTCTGTATTAGTAATAGAAGTATCAAGCGGTAGCATACTGAAATCTTTCATAGCTACATAAGCTTTAGCTAAATTATTCTTACCCCAGTCTTCTCCTAATGAGTGTTTAGGTAATGTATTTTGATCTAGCATTACAACTGTACCTATTTCATCAATAAGAATGTCAGATATTTGATTGTTTACTATATTATAACCTATCTGAAATGGTTTCATGGAATCTACTAAAGAAGTAGATCTAGTATTTCTATCTGAAAATACTCTACCTTCTACTGGAAGCTTAGCTCCATATAAAGTGTTATCACCTTTAAATTGAAATTTAATAGGTCCTATGTTGTTTTGATTTATACCTAAGTATATAGGATTAATACCTGTTGAGTTTTCCATACCTAAAAAGGTAGGAGCATTGGGTCCTATTTTAACTCCACCGTATACATGATTAATCCATACCCATTCTACATGTTCTCCAAATACTAAATTTTGTTTTGTCTTATTCTTTATAAGACTTTTATTATAAACAGGTTTATCTGTAATTTTATATCTTTCAGATACAATATCTGTAGTTACTTTTCCAGTTTCATCAATTTTTGTTAAATGTCCAATCTTTCTTTGTGATTTCCAATATGCTGTAGTTACACGTAACATATTTGGTGCACCTTCAGAAAGATAGTCTTCTGATTCTTGTAAAACCCAATTCACAATATCACCACCATTATAAACAAAATTATCTCTCATAGATGTATATTGTCTCATAGCTAATGAAGGAGAACTTGTATTCCATTCATGTGATCTAGTTGCATCATAGAAAGATCCATCATTTTGTTGTCCTGCAATAGGATAACCAGCAGCACCAATAGGATAATATCTTTGTAATGAATCTAATTGTTGTTCATTCATTAAGAATCCATATTTGTCTATTACATCTGCTGCACTATTCATTTCTATTTTGCCAACCCAACTACCTTGTGAAATGTAACGGGCATCTGGTGACTTATGATAAAATGTAAGTACTGGATTCCATACTTCAATGTTATAATCATCTTCTAACATTTGGAAATGCCAAAACTCTCTATCAGAAATTAGTTTATCTCTAAATGCTCTTTCTTCCAACTCATCCATTCTAAACCTTTCTTCATCTATTGCATATTGTTTAGCTGCCCACTTCTCTGCTATTACTTCATAATCTTTTGCATAGAAGTCTTGTATTTCAGGTAAACGCTGTAAGGCTTCTGGACTTGTAGCTTGTTGTATTTGTTGTTGAACTTCTGGATTCTCAAAATCTGCACCATCTTGAATCATCTTATCCATAAGCTTTGCTTCAGCATATTTAACTAAAGCAGATTCAATTTCTTGTCTTTTAAGTTCAATAATTTCATTGTGAGTATATTCATCAACAGCTCTAAATGTAATTTTTTTATTACGTTTAGCAAATTCAGCTACTAATGTATTTACAACATTAGGTATTATTGGAAAGAATTTTAATTCTAAAGCTTCAAATTCGTCATCACTTGCAAGCTGTTGTACAACATCCCGCATTTCATTGTCCTCCTCTACTATATAATCTGTTTTATCTATTATACCTTGTGCTAGTTTATAGTTTTTCATCAACCTTCTAGCATTTGTGCGTAGTTGTTTTAAGCCATTCCATTCTAGCCAATCCATATTCCATGAACTCCACTGTGCATCTTTTTCTTTAATTGGTAGAAACTGTAATGGTTGAGACACTGCCCATAATCTATTATGTTCAGCTTTAGCTCCTTTTTTTAGATCTAATGCGTTTAGTATTTTCATTTCTTTCCTATATGTTTAAATGGTGATCTTCCTTTTTTGCTAAACCTACTAGATTTAGACTTACCCATATTACGGAATGCACCTCTATTTAATTTATACAAATTTTGTGACTTTTGCAAGTTATCTTCTACATCATTCTCTACTTTAATAGGTCTAGAAGTATTGGCTTCTCTAATTTTTACAAAAGCCACAAGAGCTGCTAATGAGACTAAGCGGTCAACATTAACTCCTTTTCTATATGCTTGCATTTCTATTAATGCCATTTTATCTGGCACACGTCTAATACCATAATGTTTTTTAGTTATAGTACCATCATCTTCTATATCTTCATCAATAACTTCTTTTAGCCATTCAACAAGATAACTTAATAAATGTGATTTAAATAAAGTACCAGTATTCTTCCAACCATATTCTTGATATACAGTTTTATTAGCTTGTGCTTCTTTTAAAAAGAGCATTTGATTTTTAGGAACAAGATACTTTTGTTTCTTTTCTCCAATCATATACATAATGAATAAAGAAATGTTATTCTCAACTAATGTCCAGGCGTTATACCATTCTATTATTAAGCTTAATCTTTTATGAGTTTCATTAATATCATCAAATCTACCACACCACGCAGCTACTATTTTATCACCTTCCACAAAGTTTTCTACTTCACCATCTTGTTTATATCTTCTTACAGCTGTTGCTGTTTTATATACATATATAGAACATAATGATTCTGAAGTTGTAGTTTTACCTTCACCAACGGGGTCAATAGATGCTATGTATGTTCCAAATGCTGCATCTTTATCTGGACGTTCCCAAACTACAATAGAACCTGTTTTATCTTCTTGATTTAATTTTATTGGAAATACTGATACTGCAGGTTTGTTAGTTTTACTAACTTTTATAGATCCATCATTTTTTTCAGATAAATCAATTAATTCATATGGATAACCATTATCTTCTATTTCTCTTTTTTGATCTTCAACTAAATTAAGAGGAAATATAGATTCTTCTCTAAATGCTAAAGCTTCTTTTATATTTCTAGGATGCTGTGATATTCTTAATTGATAAAGTTCTGGACGTAGTTCTTTTTTCCATCTTTGAAACTTTTCTTCTAATGATTTTAAAGCTTCTTCTACTTCTGAATTACCATATTTATCTATATACGGTGGCATTCCCCATTGTTCAGGAATAAACAATCCAGATTCTCCTATTAAGCCAGTTTCATCTAGTAAATCTGTTTCTACTGCGTATATACCATTTTGCTTAGGATATAGTGTAAATTCCTTTAACGGTTCACAATCTTTAAGATCACCTACGGATCCTGCAGCAATAAACATACCTGTTGTAATATCACCGGCTTGCATTGCAGGACGTAAGTATTGAAAAGTAGTATCCATAGTAGGTGCAATACCAGCCTCTTCATAAAAAAACAAAGTACATGGTCCCCCTACACCTTTTGTTGGACTTTGCTCAAAAGACATACCTTGCATCATACCTTTAAGCCCAACTTCCTTTTTTTTATTATTTTGTGTTACTTCAATCTTTTGTTGCCAAGTTAAAACTTTACCTGGATTCATAGGTCTATACCAAGCAGTAGATGAATTAAGAAATGCTTTGTATTCATCTAAAAATTTCCAAGATCCTTGTAGATTTATATAATCTTTTAATGAAGCACCAATTTTAAGAATAGCTCCTTCATCAAACCATATACGGTTAATAAGTTTACCCATATGAAAATATGATGAAGCAATCTGTCTTTTCTTTAGAATACTAGAATGGGTGTAGTGGATTTCAGCTAGTTCTTCATAAAGAGCCATGTGTAATTGAACATCCCATACTTGTGGAAAATCAAACTTCTTTTTAATCTTATCATATATAGGTAAAAAGTTTATCCAGAAGTAATAATCTCTAGGTAAAAACCATGTTTTATTATTGTTGTGAAAGATGACACCATTAGTAGATTTAAGTTTTTCAAAATCCCAATACTTTATAAAATCTTTACTTCTAAATGCAGATAAGCAATATATATCACCTTGCTCTCTAAATTTTATAGCTTGTTCATTAAATAACTTTGAGGTTTCATCTAGATCATATTTACCTGGTTCTTTAAATGTTGATTTAACAAAGTTACGGTACTCTTCTAAATTACTAAAATTAGTTTCACCCCATTGTCCATTTGTATAAGTAGGAATAACTTTATTAAATTCTAAAAACTCCATAACTATATTTGATCATATCCTAATTCTTGACCACCTCTAACATGTGCCTGTTGTTCAGCTTCAAGATCTTTTGCTATACCTTTATAAGATTGTCTTATTGCATCAAATTCTTTTGCTATACGTAATAATGAATTTATATTACCATCTCTACCTGCAGTTACCTGTGTTGTACTCATATAGTCTGTAAGATTATCAAGCATTGTTGTAATACCTTGATATGCTCTCACAGTAGGTGTTTGATACATAATAGTTGCTTTTTTAACAGCTTCTAATATTTCATCATCTTCTAAAGAAAAATCAATATCTAAATCTGCTATAACTAATTCTTCTCTATTATCTACTGGAACATTAAAGTAAGGATTTTCTTGACTAGGGCATGACATATAAAATATGTACCCATAAATCTTAATAAAATTTTTAGGATAGTTATCCTCAATTACTTTTAACCATTTAATTGTTTTACAGTGAACTGTAGGTATAACCATATTATTTTCTATATCTAGAAGTTTAATCATTTAGTAAGTATTTCAGGATGTGTTTTAATGTACTTAATTATAGCATTTACTTCTTTTTTCATATAAGGTAAACTATATGGTACTACTTCTTTTACTAAAGGATCACCTGCAGCATCTATAGCAACTACAGGATAACCATTAATGTCTTCATCTTCTATCTCAAATTTTATGTGATGAATTTCTAATTTACCAGGATTTAAAGAATGATTATGTTTTAGTATAATATACATGTAAATACTCAACTGTAATGCATAATGCATAAGGTTACAGTCATCTACATGACTAAGAGGACCTGATAACTTATTTACTTTACCTTCCCAATTTGTATAACCTTTGGTTTTAATTTCCTTATTTGTTTTATAGTCATAAATATTAACCTTCCCGTTAACTACTTCTACTCTGTCTGCTTGACCACAAAGTTGTGCAGATTTTAAATAAACCATATGTTCAGGATATATACCTGAAACTAAAGACTGGTCTGGAGCAAGCTTTATACCATCTTGTTCTAGAGGTCTTATTACATTTAGATCAATCCCATTTCTTTGTAAAGTATCACATGCAATTAATTGTTGTTCTCTTTGATCATGATACCAACTTCCTAGCTTTAAAGCTCTTTTATTTTCATTATCCCAAGCTTTAATAATCTCTTCTGGTGACATACCATACCATTTAGATTTTTTATTCTTTGAAGATTTTTTAGCTATAGCATCTTTATCAAAAGGAGGTTTAAATAAACTAATTGCACTTGTTACACTTAACCATTTAAAATCTGGTTTGTCCGGTGTTTCATATTTATGATTTTCAGCTGTAAATTTTAATTCCATTATTTATAAAATTTATTATCTAACTTATCTTCTTGTTCTTCACTTAAAACAGCTGTCCATTTACCTTTAGGACATTCTGAGGATAATGCTCTTGTTTTAAACTTTAAACTAC